AATTTTCAGCATGCATTTCAGATATTAGTTCACCATGGGCACTGAAACGGAAGATACGTTCGTTGATAAAGGGGACTTCACGGTCAGTTAGTAAATGATCAGTGAAAAGATCACTGTTTCGCTGTAAAGCTGGTGCCGTATTCTTACGAAACGTTGATAACATATTGACGCTATAGCATTTGGTGCAAATGTTATCCGCTTTGCCACTTGTATTTTGCTTAATACAGAATGGGTTGGTCAGTGTATTAGTTGAAATGGCACGAAGACCTTGCAACTTGCCAGACATCGTGGAAATATGAATTGTCTTGAATTGTGACATGGTGTTTACCTACGGTATGGTTAGATTACTGCAAAATTTAACATGGAAATTGACGTACTAAAAGCATCGTCTCTATCATCAGTATGATAAGAGGCATCCTTGCTCTCAGTGCCATTGTAAAATAGACGAACGATGTACTCGTTCCATTCCCTGCGGTTGTCGTATATCTTCACAGTGATGATACGGTTGGACACATTGACAGTTGTTTCAGCGATTTTTCTCATTGTATACCTTTGGTATGGTTGGGCAAAAGTGCCGGGTTCTGAAACAATTTTACAGTGGAAATTCTACATTACTATTAGGGGAAACCCTTAGACCGAACGGCGAAAAGCTGTATCTATAAAGTCTTAGTAGTTAAATTTTCTTTCTTTCACTGCGTTCAAGAAGAAAATTCAAATACTAAGACATAACTAGCCAGACCGATTTTGCCTCGCATCACATGATGCGCATGTCTCTGGCGCATGTCAAAAAACAAGCTTTGCTTGATAGCTGTTTAACCAACTTGGCACGATTCTTTTACTTAAGTAACTTGCACAAAAAATTGGTCTAAACTGTATCAAAGATTATTGACTACGTCAATGTAGGTTTTTCAGTACTACATTGCCTAGTATTACTTTTCTAAGCATACACCGACGATCTGTTTTCCCGATCAAGCCTAAAAAACTGCCCCTATTTTTCAGCTATTTTCACTAGGTAAACTGATTTTGAATCAGTTGGTCAAAGCCAGCTAAGCTATTGAATGCATTAAAGATCTTAGGATTCAAGTGAATTCAAGTAGTCTATAAAGATCTACCTGCGCTATGCATGCATCACATATGTTACGCTCCCCCGCTGGCTGGCTTAGGGGGGGGCGGGTGTGGGCCATGGGGGGTGCGGGCGTATATATATACAGCCTCGCCCACACACGGGGTTTTTGAGATTGGGTACTGTATGTATACACAGCTTACCTATACAGCAACCATAATTAATATTTACAACAGACTTCACCACCTATAACAACCTGACACATCATAACAATAGGTTATATAAACAGACATTTATTAACACATCTAAGCATAACAACAACAACAACCGGACAGGGGGTATAGGACTATAAAAACTATTTTACAGAAACCTGTTGACACGGCTGCAAAAAATCTGTATAACTCTATCCATAGCCACAGTTTCTGTGACAGCCTACCTTCTGGGTGCTATAAAACAATGAGCTTGTATCGGCTGCTGAAGAGAAAAGACACGGACAGGTAGATTAGATTGCAAGCTTCTCTACCTCGCTCGTACACTGGCAGCGATCACACCTTTCGTTGACCAGACCTAACTTAATATGGGTATAGGTTAAAAGTAGTTGCCAATGGGGGTGGACCTAACGACTACCATAAAAGAACATATTCCTTATGGGATTTCTAGGTGCTGTGTATAGATTGACATTGATAGTTAATCTAAGTCTCTTAATCAATATTTCATAATGTGATATTGACAAGGAATGTTGCTAAGAACTTAAGATAGTAATCTAATGATTATCTTCTTATATCCTTATCTACAGACCACACAGCATTGGGACAGGTTGGTATAGCATCTGCTCTATACCACCTTTAGGAAGCCTATGTCTTGACAACTAATAAGTATTACTGTATAATGAGAGTATGTTTAAAACAAGACAACAGTTAGAGGTATTAGGTAAGCTTAATGTACCTCCTCATTCAGTTTATAGCGCTGCTATGGCGGCTATGGCTAAAGGTAAGATGGATAGTGTTCCTCTTTACCACAGTGATGTTTACTACGTGAGAGTTGCTTTAGAGAAACATACAGGGTTTGTTATTCCCTTGCCCTTGGTGGAGAGGGCTATGAAGGCAGAAGGTTGGAGAAAGAAATGATTATTACTTTAGTGTTGATGGTTTTGTTAGGTAATGGTAATTTACAGATCACCCAAACGAAAGAGGTGGAGTCAATAGAGCATTGTGTTAATGATGCGTTGAGAATCAACCAAGACATGACGTTGCCGTTCAGTGCCTTCTGTTTCTACGAAGTTAAGAAATGATTAAGAAAGGGACTGAGGAGTTTGCTGGCTATAACAAGCCAAAGAAGACACCCAATCACCCAACAAAGAGTCACGCTGTGTTAGCCAAGGACGGTGATGTTATTAAACTGATACGTTACGGACAGCAGGGTGTTACAGGAGCAGGTGCTTCCCCTTCAACACCGAAGGAGAAAGCTAGGCAGAAGAGTTTTAAAGCTCGTCATGCAGCAAACATAAGCAAAGGCAAACTGTCTGCTGCTTATTGGGCTGATAAATCTAAATGGTAAAAGGAAACACAATGGACAAGAAGGCAGCAATGGCAGAGATCAAACGCCTACGCAAACAAGCAGAGAACAAAGACATCCCACAGGACGCTCGTAACAAGTCGCTAGATAAGGCTGTAGAGATTGAGGCCATGTTCTATGACAAGGCTGTCAAGGAAGAAGGCATGGCTAAGGGTGGTGTTGTTAAGAAGGGCATGCACAAAATGCCAGACGGCACCATGATGAAGAACAGCGACATGAAGCACGGTGGTGCTGTTAAGAAGATGGCTTACGGAGGCTCTACGATGAAAAATAATAAGATGGCAATGGGCGGTACCCCTAACATGAACAAGTCGCCTATGGTCACGCCTATGCAGCAAGACGGGCCTATGCTGGCTGGTCCTCGCCAGCAAGCTGTGATGGCTAAGGGTGGTGCTGTTAAGAAAATGGCAATGGGTGGTGCGGTTACAAAGATGTCCAAAGGCGGCATGGCTAATTGCGGTGCTAGCGTACCAGCTTCTAAAGGAAAGAAATAATCATGGCTGATAAAAAACTAACTGCTAAAGAACAAATGGCAGAGAACAACAAACGCATGCAGGCTAAACGAGAGGCTGCCAGTGCGCCTAGGAAAGCTTCTACTTCTAAAGAAGTAGTTAAGCCTTCTTCTGCTAAAGAATCAATGGCTGCTTCTAACAAGAGAATGGCGGCTCGTAGGGACGCTGTTAACGCCCCAGCCCCAACTATAAAATCTACAACCACTAAAACTACATTTGGTACTTCTGGTTTGCCTAAAAGCAATCCATTGTCTATACCGGGTATGAGTAAGAGCATGACTTCTTCTGCTACGCCTTCTGCTAAGCCTTCTGCTAAGCCTTCTGCTAAGCCTTCTTCTAAGGCTGCGTCTGGGCCTCCTAACACACAGATAACTACGGTATCAAAGCCTGACGCACCTGCCAAGTCTAAGGGTACAGCACCAGCTGCTAAACGTATTGTTAGTAAAGCAGAGCTAGAGAAGTCTGGTATGTCTTTACGTGACTTCTTAAACAAAGAGCGTGGTTTAACTCGCCGTGCTGATCCTGTTAGCAAAGCTCCTTTAAAAGAACTTGAAGAGATTGATGTATTAACAGGTAAAAAGAAAATGGCTAAAGGCGGCTTAACAAGGAAGAAAAATAATGGCTACTAAACCCGGCTTGTATTCAAACATTGCTGCTAAGCGCAAGCGTATTGCTGGTGGCTCTGATGAGAAGATGCGTAAGGTGGGGGCACCCGGCGCACCCTCTGCTGCGGCATTTAAACAATCAGCAAAGACTGCTAAAAAGAAATGATTCATCCACGGTTGATGTATAAGGTGCGTACATTATCCACTGCACTGACCACTACACAAGTTAATATATATACAACGCCGCAACAGTATGAAGCTGATGTGGCTTCTATATTATTTTCCAATAGTGGGGGTGCAACAGCAGTGACTATGGTTCTTTATGATAAAGTCTTAGATACAGACTTTACTATATTAGGGTCTTATCATGTTCCAGCGCATGGTGTCTTTCAATTAGAGAATGCAATGTGGTTGGCTAAAGGAGACATAATACGTTGCAGTGCTGTTGCGGCTAACGTAACTATAACGATTGTAGTTAAAGAACTATACTCACCACAAACATTTTAAAGAAAGATAATATGGCTAAGAGAGAATTGAGCGAACAGCAACAGAAGTTTATTGAGGTTTTGTTTGGTGAAGCTGGTGGCAACCCAGTGGCTGCACGTAAGCTTGCTGGTTACAGCGAAGGCTACGCCACCAAAGCCATCATGGACACGCTGAAGGAAGAGATCATTGATGCCACACAGCTTTACATTGCCACCAATGCTCCTAGGGCAGCTATGGCGGTTGTGAGCGGTTTGATTGATCCGACAGAGCTAGGCATCAAAGAGAAGCTTAACGCTGCCAAAGACCTGTTAGATCGTGCCGGTATAGTCAAAACTGAGAAGGTTGAGATACTGGCTAGCAACGGCATCATGATTCTGCCAGCAAAAGATGCAGCAGAATGAAAGAGACTTCGGTACTTGGATATTGCCTCAACCTCGTGAGAAGGACGTATGGATTTCTATTCCTAAGCCCATCAATCACGTGGTTGTCCCTTTTGGATACGAAGAAGACCCAGACGACGAAGGAGTTTGGAAGCCGATCCCGCTGGAGCTAGACTATCTAGAGCAAGCAAAGAATCATTTAAAGAAGTATAGCGCCAGACAGGTGTCTGCATGGTTAACAACAAGAACAGGTAGGAGCATCACCTACACAGGATTATTAAAAAGGGTAAGAAGTGAGCAGTCCTATAAGAGCAAAGCTAGATACTACAGGGAGCTTGCCCGAAGGCTCACGCAAGCGCTCAACAAAATTGAAGAGTACGAAGAAAAGTCCAAGCGTAAAGAAATTAACCCCTTCCTTGCCAGCGATAGTTACATCAACCTCAGAGCAAGGGCAGCTGCAGAACTTGCCGGAACTGGCGAATGAGAATGTAATCTTCAGACCCAACGAAGGACCACAAACAATCTTCTTAGCTGCAGCAGAAAGAGAAGTTTTGTACGGTGGTGCTGCTGGTGGTGGTAAATCATACGCCATGTTAGCTGATCCGGTGCGGTATATGCCCCACCCACAGTTCTCTGGGCTTCTTTTGCGCCACACAACAGAGGAGTTGAGGGAGCTTATATGGAAAAGCCAAGAGCTGTACCCTAAGATCTACCCCGGCATCAAGTGGAGTGAGCGAAAGATGCAGTGGGAAGCGCCTAGTGGAGGAAGATTGTGGATGTCCTACCTAGATAGGGACGAAGATGTCTTGCGTTATCAGGGATTGTCCTTCAGTTGGATAGGTTTTGATGAGCTTACGCAGTGGTCCACACCGTTTGCGTGGAATTACATGCGTTCACGCTTGCGTAGCACAGCACCAGACCTACCTGTGTACATGAGAGCGTCAACAAACCCCGGTAACAAGGGGCATGCATGGGTTAAGAAGACCTTTATTGACCCATCACCAGCAGGAAAGTCCTTCTGGGCTACAGATACAGAGACGGGGGAGGTGATGACCTACCCTAATGGGCATAGTAAAGAGGGACTACCCCTGTTTAAACGCCGGTTTATACCGGCAAGGCTGGTAGACAATCCACACTTGGCGCAGACTGGCGACTATGAGACGATGTTGCTGTCTTTACCAGAGCATCAGCGTAGGCAGTTGCTTGATGGTGACTGGGATGTTGCAGAAGGTGCAGCATTCTCAGAGTTTAATAGGGCTATACACGTTGTAGACCCTTTTATTATTCCACGAGATTGGACACGATTTAGGGCTTGTGACTATGGATACGGAAGTTACTCAGCTGTTATTTGGTTTGCTATGGCTCCTGATGAATCCGTTGTCGTATACCGTGAACTATACGTTACTAAGGTATTGGCAGAGGATTTAGCAGCAATGGTGCTGGAGCTGGAGGACAATGAACCTATTCGCTATGGTGTGTTGGACAGTAGTTGTTGGCATAAGCGTGGTGACACTGGTCCTTCCATTGCTGAGCGTATGATTATGAAGGGATGCCGTTGGAGGCCGTCTGATCGCAGCGCTGGTAGCCGTGTTGCTGGTAAGAACGAAGTGCACCGCCGATTACAGATAGATCCTTTCACTGAAGCGCCACGAATGACAATATTTAGTACATGTACTCAGCTTATTGCTGATCTACCTTCACTGCCTATTGATAAAACAAACACAGAAGACGTAGACACCAAGGTTAAGAATGACCACACCTACGATGCTCTACGTTATGGCTTGATGTCTCGCCCACGTAGTGCAAGTATTTTTGATTACAACGCACAGTCTCAACTGGCTTACCAACCATTAGATAAAACTTTTGGTTATTAACTATTTATGGTATAACTGACTTATGAAAAATTCTGAAACTCCTTTTATGGATGATAAGGCTGTGGGCTTACCAGACAGCAAGGATACCTCCGAAGATATCCTACAAGCTAATAGCTTAATTGCATATTTAAAAGGCCGCTTCTATCGTGCCGAAGACGCTAGGAAGTTTGATGAAGAAAGGTGGCTCCGTGCTTATCGTAACTATCGTGGTATCTATGGTCCTGACGTTCAGTTTACTGCTGCAGAAAAAAGTCGTGTCTTTATTAAAGTTACAAAGACTAAAACTCTAGCAGCTTACGGTCAGATCACTGATGTGTTGTTTGCTAATAATACATTCCCCCTTTCTATTGAGCCTACAGTTCTACCAGAAGGTGTGGCTGAAAGCGTTCACGTTGAGGCCGACCCTAACTTTGCCAAGACTGCTACAGACAATGGATCTTTGTTTGGTTACAAAGGGGATGGTAAAAATTTCCCTAAAGGCTCAACAGCTACAACCTTAGCAGATATGCTGGGGCCGTTGAAAGAAAAGCTTGCTGACCTAGATGTTAAAATCGGTGCAGGTAGTACACCGACTGCTGTTACTTTCCACCCAGCAATGGTTGCTGCTAAGAAGATGCAGAAGAAAATCATAGACCAGTTGGACGAAAGCAATGCTAACAAGCAGCTGCGCTCTGTGGCTTTTGAGATGGCACTGTTTGGTACAGGCATCATGAAAGGTCCATTTGCTGTAGATAAAGAGTACCCTAGGTGGGATGAAGAAGGTGTATACAATCCGTCTATTAAGACAATGCCACAGACTTCACATGTAAGCGTGTGGGATGCCTACCCAGATCCTGACGCTATTAACGCTGATGGACTTCAATACTTTATTGAACGTCATAAGATGAGTAGCTCACAGCTTCGTGCATTGAAGAAGCGTCCTATGTTTAGGAGCAACGCCATTGATATGGTTATTGCTGCTGGTCCTGACTACACTAAGAAGTGGTGGGAAGATAATCTTAATGATTACCACACGGACACCGGCATTGAGCGCTATGAGGTGTTGGAGTATTGGGGCGTTGTAGATGTTGAATTGTTAGAAGATAACGATATCGCCATTCCAAAAGAGTTTGCTGATGTGGCTGAGCTGCAGGCCAACATTTGGATGGCAGGTAATAAGATTATCCGTTTAGTGTTAAATCCTTTCAAGCCTGTACGCATTCCGTACTACATTGTTCCTTATGAGCTGAACCCCTACTCAATCTTTGGTGTTGGTATTGCTGAGAACATGGACGACACCCAAACTCTTATGAACGGCTTCATGCGTTTGTCTGTAGACAATGCGGTCTTATCCGGTAACCTTGTGTTTGAAGTTGATGAAACCAACCTTGTTCCCGGTCAAGACTTAACCATCCACCCCGGCAAAGTGTTTCGCCGTCAAGGTGGTGCACCCGGTCAAGCCATCTTTGGTACAAAGTTCCCTAACGTATCACAAGAAAACCTGCAGATGTTTGATAAGGCACGACAGCTTGCTGACGAGTCTACAGGGTTGCCTTCGTTTGCTCACGGTCAAACAGGTGTGAGTGGTGTTGGACGCACAGCGTCAGGCATCTCTATGCTGATGAATGCTGCTAGTGGTGGTATCAAGACTGTGATTAAGAACGTTGATGATTATCTTTTACGTCCTTTAGGTGAAGCCTTCTTTGCCTTTAACATGCAGTTTGATTATGACCCAGAAGCTGCTGGTGACTTAGAAGTTAAAGCACGTGGTACTGAGAGCTTGATGCAGAACGAAGTTCGTTCACAGCGCTTGCTACAGTTCTTACAGGTTATCCAAAACCCTGCCTTGGCTCCGTTTGCTAAGCTGCCTTACATCATACGTGAGATTGCTAAGAGCATGGACCTTGACCCAGACTTGGTTGCTAATAACATGGATGAAGCTGCCCGTCAAGCTCTTATCCTACAGAAGATGCAGCCAGCCTCTGAGCCAACTGCTGCTGGTGCTGGTGGTCCTCCTCCAGTGTCAGATACATCTGGTGGCGGTAACGGCAACATAGGTGTGGGTACGGCACCTGCTCCGGGTGAACAAGGCTTTAGCGGTGCATCGCCACAGGCTGCACCTCCTGTTCCTACACAAGGACCAATACAATGACAGAGAAAAGATGGCTAAGTGCTTTAAAGCCTATGGCCTCTACACCCATACAGTGGCAAGCCTTTGAGGAGATGCTTGATTACTATATAGGTATTCAACATAAATCCTTAGAGCAGAACGCAGAGCCTGTAGAAATATACAGGGCACAGGGCGCAGTGATGGCCTTTAAGAAATTAAAAAGATTAAGGGAAGAAATTAATGCTACAGAATAACAAAGCCAAAGGTGGCGACATGGAACAAATGAATCGTCTCTTAGGTGACGGTGGTATGATGGATGACAGCGGTGAGCAAGTCAACGGCGTTGAGGTTCCCGTTGGTTCTTTAAAAGAAGAGGTTGCTGATGACATCCCTGCACAGCTGAGTGAGGGTGAGTTTGTTGTCCCTGCTGATGTTGTTCGTTTCATTGGCTTAGAGAAGCTAATGCAGCTACGAGACAAAGCTAAGCAAGGCTTGCTGCGTATGGAAGAGATGGGTCAGATGGGTAATGCTCAAGAAGTGGAAAACCCTGACCAATCCTTTATGCAGGACGATGAAGACTTTGGTTTTGAGATTGATAACATCATGGCTGAAGATGAGCCTACTGGTTTTAGAACTGGTGGTTTTATTACAGGAGCAGACACGGGTAGAGTGACAAGCAACCCGGCTGTTGCTGTTGGCTACTACAAACACGCTGACGGTAGGATGATGTGGATTACTAAGATTAATGGTAAGCCTATGTCTGCTGCACCAGATGGTTTTAAGGAAGTGTCTGCAGAAGAGTTTCAAAGTGTTGGTCAGAAAGCTGACGAGGAAGAAGCAAAAGTTGTTGCTAAGCCTTCAACATCCACTGGAATGACTGGTGGTGGAGATAGTGTGGGTGATGGATATCCTTTTGGGGGTGATTCAACAACACCTACTGGCTATACTTCTGTTAGTTCTCCTTTTGGTGTAAACCCTAATACAGGTGTAGCAGCCCCTATAGGGAAAGGTGCCACAGCTTTGGCAGCCACAGCAGCAATGTTGGTAGGTATACCACCAATAGTTACAGCAGCACTCTTTGCAGGGCGTAACGCAATAACCTCCTCTAATAGTATGAATTCTATATCAAATAATTTAGGAGCAAACGGTTTTACCATAGCATCTATTCAAGCTGCACAAGAAGCAGCAGCAGCTGAGGGAGCTAAATCTTCTTCTACTCCAACATCTATTGTTGAAGCCGCAGCAAATGCAGCAGCAGCACAAAAAGGAAAGACTTCTTTAGATGCTTTTATTGCTATGAATCAGAATACTTTCCCAGCATCACAGTTTGACCCTATGGCAGATACTCCAGCGGTTTCTCAATCAAACGCACCAGCCCCCGGTACAGAAGGGCCAC